GGTTGGCCTGGAAGAGCGGGTCCTGCTGAAGCTGGGCCTGGTACTTCGGGTTGGATTGCAGGACTTGCTGGCTGAACTGCAGGCGCATGGGCGCGGTGGGGTCGTTCTCCCGGAGCTGGGGCGGGTTGCCGAGGGACATGAGCGCGATCTCGTCGTTGGTCTCGTTGAACATCTTCTGCGCGGCAGGGCCCTGCTGCATGACCAGCTCGCTGGCCAGGGTCGGGTCGATGGCCCGGAGGGCGACGGAGATCAGCTTGGCGCGGTCGATGACGCCGGCGGTGTCGAGGGGCAGGACGAGGGTGGAGATGGCTTTGAGCTTCTCGGTGACCAGGTCGGTGGAGAGCTCGCGGATGTCGAACTTCAGCATCACGTCGAAGTCCTGGATGTCGGGCGGGAGCGGGGTGGCCGAGGCCGTGATGCGCTGGATCTCGGCGGGGCCGATGTATTGGAGGGTCAGGGCCAGGACCTGGCGGAAGGCCTCGGTCCAGCCGTGCAGCCAGTTGTTGATCAGGCGCTGCTGGCGCATCTGGGTGATCACTGGCGGCACCTTCTCGGTCGGGCGGCCGAAGTAGCGGTCGGTCTGGGCCTCGATGGCTGCGATCAGTTGGAAGGCCACACCGGGCTCGCGGGCGGGCGGTTGCAGGAAGCCGATCTCGCCGCGGCGCAGGACAGGGATCTGGATGGCCGGGCCGATCTTCAGGTTGCCGCCGCGGGTCTTGGGGACCTCGATGGGCGGGAGAGTGGCCAGGGACGTGTAGTCGAAGATGCTATCGCGCTGGGCCTTCACCTCATGCTGCCAGGTGGAGCAGACCTCGGGCACGCCGCGGCTCTCGGTGATCTGGCGGTGGATCAGCTCGGAACGCCAGATAACGAAGGGATACTGGCCGTGCGCGTAGTCCAGGGCCTCGAAGTAGCCCCACTTGTCACCGACCTGGGGGCTGAAGACGGTGTAGAACACGCCCGGGATGCCGTCGGAGTCGATTGACTTCTGGTAGGCGTAGACCACCTCGATCAGGTTCTCGCGGTCCAGGATGGAGTTCTCGGCCAGGCCGACGGCGCCGTAGGTGTAGGCCGAGTAGTCGCTGAAGCGGCCCATCGTGTTGATGGCCTCCTGGGCCCACTCGGCGTCCCACTCCTCGGTCTCGACCTTGTTCAGGAGCTGGGCCTCGGTCATGTAGAACCGGCGGAAGACAACTCGGGCGGACTGGATGTCGGTGGTCTCGGGCGGGAAGACCAGCTCGTCGTAGGGCGCCAGGGCTGCGACCATGGGCTTGTTCGTGACCATCGTGGGGATGGGGAACTCGCACTCGCCCTCGGTGCGCAGGTCGCGGATGGCCTTGAGGGCCCGGCGCTTGCGCAGGTTGGGGAAGGCCGAGAGCAGGAGCTCCGCGGATTGGTCGTCGGCCTCGGGATTGGCGATGAGGTTGGGTAGGTCGGCCAGAATGGAGTCTTGGGGGGACTGGGCGGCCAGGGCCATGATCTGGTCCATGGTCAGGTACTGCTCGCGCTGTCCGAGTTCCTGCTGCCAGGTGACGTGGACGCCGGCCCAGCCGTAGGTCCAGAGGTACTGGGAGAGCAGCTCAACCTCACGAGTGAGGTCATTGTACATCTTCGCATTGACCGTCCAGTCCATCAGGTTGTGCGCGGTGACGGCCTGGTCGAGCTGGCTGATGTTGGTGGGGCTGACGCGGAGCATCGAGCGCCAGAAGGAGGTGCTGCAGAGGTCGACGAGGCCGTTGATCACCTCGTCGGCAAGCGGGATGCGGGTGTCGGAGGCGCCGTCCCAGGGGAACGCCGGCTTGTTGCGGTTGGCATCATTCCACTTCTTGCCGTCGTCGGTCTGCCCAGGCCAGCGGCAGTAGCGCACATTCTCGGCATTCTCGACCCGGGCGAAGACGCCGTAGTCGGTGGCCGAGCGCCGCAGCTCCTCGGTCAGTGCGCTGACATTGGGCTCGTCGCCGACCCGTGCCATCACGTCGGTTGCCTGCTTGTAGGAATCTCCTTGCATAGTGAAATGGTTTAGTATCCGCCGCCGCCGCGACAATCAAAGCCCCCGCGGCCTACGAACGCAAGACCGGAGACCAAAAGCATCCCCAGGCAGTCGATGGGGTCCTTGGTGCAGCCCTTCTGCCCGTCGCGTCCGGTGTGCTCGGAGAGTGCGTAGGTAAGGTTGGCGCAGTCGTTGGTGATATAGAGGGAGGGCTCGTTGAGGGGTGTCAGGGGCTGGGTGGCGTCGTAGGAGAGGAGCGAGTTGATGGCACTGGTGCGCTGGTCGACGGGCACGCCGGGTGCGGGAATGAATGCCATGGGCTCGTCCAGGGGGTTGTCGGACTCGGCCAGGAGGTCGATGAGGGTCGTGCCGCCGGCCTCGGATAGTGCGGGGGAACCGCCGGCCTTGGGGTCGATCAGGCGCATCACGGGCTCGCCGTAACCGAGCTCGGCCTCAATGGTCCTGAATAGGTTACGGTACTCGGATATCGACCGCCCGGCATCCAGGGTTTGCGCGGGGCCGAGCTTGCCGTCGGGCTTTTCGGAGGGCAGGGCCCACTCGCCGTAGTTGCTGAAGTCCGGGAACTCGCGGACCACGATGCGCTTGCCGTCCTCGTAGACCAGGAGCCACAGGCAGAACCAATTCCGGGCGCCGGCTGGGTCGCAGACCATGTACAGGGTGCCGCCGGGGGGCACCTTGGATGATGGGATGCAGTGGATATCGGGGCGGAAACGGGCGAAGGCCTTGCCGATGTTGTCCGAGGCCCAGCCGTAGGCCCGGGTCAGGATCTGGCCCATAGGCGAGGTGACGAGCTTGCTCTTCATCTCGTCGAATGGGTTGTACGGGTTGTCTTCCGAGAAGAAGAACACGGTGCGCCGGTTGGTCTGGGGCTGCACCATGGTGCGGGCTGCCTTGCCGAGGGGCCAGGTGGGCAGCGCTTGCTTGCCCTTGATCAACTCGGCGTCGTGGAAAGCGGAGATTGAGGAGCCGGCGGTGAACTCCTTGTAGACACTGGCCACGCCCTCGAGGGGGGTCTGCGTGACCAGGAGCTTGCCGCGGCGGGTGATTAGGCGGTAGCGCAGTGTGTCCACCCAGGATTGCGGGACCAGCTCGTCGCACCAGATCAGGTCGGCCTCGCGGCCTTCGATGGTGTTCTCGGATTGGGTGTAGTTCAGGAAGTCACAGCGTGATCCGTTGGGCAGGATGAATGAGCCGTCGGTGAAACCATTCTTGCGGCTGTAGTTCAGGTAGTGAATACGGCCCTTCTTGGTGGCCCGGAGTGCGACGGGCAGGTAGTTGTAGATGGCGGGCTGTTGGACGGTGACGCTGGTGGCGTGGCTTGTGTGGCAGCAGAGCACACTGGCGTTCTCCTTCTCGAGGAGGGTTTGCACCACGCGGCGTGCGGCCCAGAGGGTTTTACCTGCGCGGTTGCCGCCGGAGATCAGGAGCTCCTGGGTGGCTGCGTACTCGGTGTTGGCGATCTCCCAGTGGTCAGGAATGAACCCGTAGGTGTAGGGGTCGGCCTTCTCGAGCAGCACGAGCTGCGTGCGCTTCTGCTTCAGCTCGAGTGCCCGGGGGTGCGAGGCGTCTACCCGGGGGATGACGGGGTGCAACGGCTGCTCGTTCCACCAGGCGGTGTTGCAGGCCTCGGTGCAGAAGCGCTTCTGCTTGGGGCCTTCGCGCTGCTTGATGATCTCGAAGGGCTTGGAGCAGGTGAGGCAGAGGGGGTGTGACATAGGGGGGGATTCCACTCACTTTACAGAAGAGGACGGAGGATGACTGAAGGCTGTGTGTGGGGTGTTTGTTAATATTTTTCGTTTTAGAGAACCCGTCGACTTTTAGCGTCGCCGCAGATTGCCCGACCCCCTCCCCCCATCTGCCTGGGGCTGCTTGGTGCCGGCCTTGGCGGTGGGGGTAGGATGGGCTGAATCGAACCGTTTGTTAGCACTGACGTTAGCACTGGGCATTGGAATGGCTTGAAACCCCAGTAAACATTGGGTTTCCGGTGCTAACCGAATCGAACCATTGGTTAAGTTCAGAGGTTAGCACCGTCCGGGATCTGCTCGTCGTTCACGGGGGTCACGTCGCGTTCTTTCAGGTCCTTCATCAGGTCCCGGTGGCTCACAGAGGCCGTCATGGCGAGGTGGATGCTGGTGGGCTGGCCCTTGATGACCGCCAATTTGTCCGTGAGCACACCTACGCTGATGGGTAAGGTACGATCATCGATCAACATAATAGAGGATTCAGCTAGCCGCTTGGTGCCACGCCAGATCGCAACCTCCAGAAACCCAGTGACGTCCTTGCGCCATTCATCTTCGGTCTCTGGGTAGTCTGCTGGGACCTTGACTCCGCGGATGATCTTGAACGCTGTGGTTTGGCTCAGGCCTGTTTCCTCTGCGATCTTGTCCAGTGACTTGTTCTCAATGATACCATCAACCACCGCATCGGCACGCTCTTGGGTTAGCTTGGAGTTATGATGCTGACCCGGATGCTCGGATTTCATGTATCCAAGCTCTTGAGAGGCCTTCAGGACCTTCTCTTTGACTCCTGCTGGGACGTTGGTTTTCCCGGAAAGCACTCTTTGGGCGTACTGATGGTTAACTCCAGCAGCAGCGCCCACATCTTTCAGACTCGGCCTCTTCTTTGGCTTCTCATCCGGCATAAGGCGCAAAGCTAAAGGGAAACTCTCCCCAGTGGTTGAGCTGTTTCTTGGGCTTCATGGAGTAGTGCTTCACTCCGGCCAGGGTCATCCTGACCGCAGCGGCGTAATCCTCACTGAGATACTCGAGTTTACCGGGCATGGACTCCATGGCGAACGGCATCCACAGGGTCGGGAAGCGCTCGACCCTCACATCGTCGCACCAGTCGATCCGATAGGGGTTCTGCACTCCTGACCCTCCCAAGCAATCAAGTGCGCTCATAAGGCAACCTCGAGTGATTGCGAGGCATCCCGATGCGAACATCGTGACAGGAACAAGCTCGGATGCGCACTCGGCATCATTCACCTGGTGTTTCAGGGCCTGCAGGTGCTCCACCTTCGGGCGTAGGGCTGGTCGGGCCGGGAGCGACCGGCAGGAGTAGGGGATGCATACCGTTGCCTGGTGTTCATGGGCCAGCTCGGCCATGCGGACTATATCGGCTGCAGTGAACTCGATGTCGTGGTCCAATTGGACCCACACATCTTTGCCCGAGTCCAAGAACCACTTGGTCGCACGGCACCGGGACCGGCTGATGAGGGCATCCTCCCGGATGGTGCGCAGATCGGTCTGCCTGTCAGAACGGGCGAAGGTGGCCGTCAGGTCGATCCAAGACATCATACAGGCGGCACTAATGCCACCGTAGGCGTATAGCGAGACATGGATGGACGGCCTGGTGCCTGCCTGGGTTACTGCCTGCACCTTGCTGGTCGGCTGCGGTGCGTAAATAAATGGATCTTCCATCTGTGGGGATTCTGCCTTGTTTGCGGTCATGGTTCAATGTCCTTCCGTTGGCTTGCGAGGTAGAGCTCATGGCCCTTGGTGATGAGGTAGACCACGCTGCCTCGGGGCACCTGGCAGGCTGTTGCTACGTCGTTCAGGGACAGCCCGCGGTCCCGCAGGTCGTAGGCCTTGCGAGCCAGGTCGGGTGTGTGCCTCTGCTCGGTGACCTCGGGCTCATCCTGCATCACCGGGTCCGGCGTGCCGTCCTCCTTGAACGCCATGTCCTTGGGATACGATAGCCAGCCACGCTGCACACCTATCTTCACAAGATACGGTGCCTCTGATAATAGTTTCGTTGTGTTTGTTACTGTCATAACAGTGAGATATCTAATGGTGTTGCGGGCAAGTGCTGCCTACCCTTGCCGCTTTTGTCTCCTATAAGCTGAAAGATGCGTTGTCTATGTGCCTTGCCACTGGCGCCGGGGTGGATAACGCAACCAAACCTCCCGTCTGCCTGGACAACGAGGTGATTGCGCTGCTTGTCCCCACCTACCTCGGCACAGGCTGGGCATTGCCCGACCATTTTCGAGCCAATTTTGCGTAGGCCTGCCACTGTCAAGCGGTGTCTAGTGTTTGGGACGGGAGGGACGGCATTTCCGAACTCCATTCCTACCTTGGAGCAGCCTATACCCACTTTTACACTTCTTGCACCGAGTTGAGAAGTGCCGTCCCCCGTCCCAAACGCTTGACAACGCTTGACCAATCCAGTGTTTTTCATGCGGTCAAGGTTACTTTCATGTAGCCTCGGGACTGTTGCTGCTGACCGTCGCTACGGTGAATGTGGTTCGACGGGATGGCCTGGTGTATCTCCAGCATCAGTTCAGCGGCACGTTTCTGGAAGCGCTTCTCCGGTTCCGGCCCCCATTCCTTGTTGTTACACATCGTCATGTAAGCACTGTATAACTCCTCCGTAGTGATACAATCCGACGACATACTACTACCCCGGACATGATTAACGACAAAGTATCTAACACTGTCACTCTCGCTCAATAGATTATCAATCATGCCGCGCTGCCTCTCGGTGACCGGGAACGGCCTACCGGCCTGCATGACCCTGCACAGATCCTCCGCGCCCTCCAGGAACCAGTTCAATATCCCACTACCTTCCCGCTCAATCATCACATCGTGGTAATTGGGGATCACCTTCTCGGGCTTGGGCTGGCTGAAGTCCAGCAGCAGCAACCTTCTCGACCACGCGCCCAGGTCTCCCTGCACGTTCACCTTCAGCCGACTATTTGCAGTCACAATGACGTTCCAGTCGCCCACCACGGCCTTGGCCCCTGACTTCCCCTTAAACTCCACGCTCAACCTGTCGCCGCCCGTCAGCGCCTTGAGCTGCTGGCTTTCCTCGCAAGACAGGAAGTCCGGCGGCACGTCGCTGCCGATCAGCAGCGTCCTGTCATGGAAGTTGGCCAGCTCGAACCGGCTGCCCAGGTGCGCGGTCCTCAGCTCGCTGCAGTTCTCGTCGCCCACCAACCTCCGCACCAGCCCGGCCACCGTGCTCTTCCCGCCGCCACCCGTGCCCGTCAGCAGCAGTATGACCTGCGGCCTGTTCCTCTGCAGCAGCGCCAGGCCACCCCATCTCTGCAGCAGCATCTGGTCGTCCTTCTCGGGCAGCGCATGATCCAGGAAGGCCTGCCACATCGGGCTGTGCGCACCCTGCACATACCGCACCGGCGTCTGGTTCCTGCTCATCCACTCCGGCCCAAAGCCATGCATCTCATACGGCGCAGCCCGCAGATCCACCATGACATTGGAGCAGTGCACCACGCTGTCGGGCCTCGAGAACGGATTGCGCTCGACCTGCAGCCTTCCGATCAGATCCACAACCTGATCCGCGAAACTCGCTGTAAGCCTCGTCAGCAGCGCCGGAAGCCGCGGGTCCTCCGTAGAGGCCACCTGGTCCAACAGAACGCGCCTGGCGGTCTCCAGGGCCTTCTGCGCCATCTCCTCGCGGCTCATGCTCATCCAGATCCCGCGGTCCCCATGATACCAGTAGTGCATCCCGGTGACCGCATCGAAGAGGAAACGCTCCTTGTGCGCCATGTAGGCCGCGAAGAACGGCGCCTGCAGGTTGCCCGTGCCGCTCCGTCCGAACGTCCACGGCACGCCATGCTGCCGGATCAACTGCGCGATCTCATCCCGACTGCCCGGCGCCGGCCAGCCCTCGGGCCAGCGGATCTGGCTGAACTCCAGCGCCACCGGCGGCCTGTCCACCAGCACGCTATACTCGCACCCGCTCGGGTGCAGGCCCTTGACCGTGCTCAGGTTCCCGGTGCTCCTCCACTCGTACAGCGGCTTGCCCAGCAGCCGGTCACCGACCTGTATCATCTCGGTCGTGCTCCGCTCCGCGCAGGGCCCCGGGTACTTGCCCGTGACCCGCACACCAATCTGCGCCCCGCGTTTGCCCTTCCACCGCGCACTTCCCTGCAGCACTGGGTTCACCTTCAGAAACGCCTCGAGGCTCCCCTCATCGTCGAAGTCAATGGCGCACAGCCCCCCAGAAAACTCCCCGAGCCTCACCGCCACGTTCCCGTGCTCCAACATCACCCGGTAAACATCCCTTTTGGTACTCTCCATGGTCTCCTGGGTGTACTTGACCATCGGGATCTTGGTCCCCGGGCTCTGCGGCACCAGGAACAGCGGCGTGCCCAGCCAGCCCTCAATCTCTTGCGTCGTCATCATAGCAGTTCCTTGATCAGCACTCTGAAGGCTCGCTCCGCTGTTGCCGGCACGACTCCATTACCGAGCAGTCGTAGCTCGTCCGTTCGATTGTCACCGGAGACACACAGCTCGGCATAGTCCATCCCACCGGCAGACCCATCAGCGTCTCCACCCAGCGCGGGTTGAGTTTGCCATTCACCTGCTGGTCCAACTTGTCGGTCATGCTCCCGTCCTTCTGCCGGTGCGCTCCGGTCGAAACGGTGGCCGTCTGCCACTGCTTCTCCACCACATGGACCTGAGTCGTTAGCTGTGTCCCCCTCTCCAACGGCCTGCCGCTGGTTGTCGCTGTCATCCCGCAAGCACCGCTCTTGGGTGTCATCCAGAGCCTGCCTTCCTGAGACAACTCTGGGCGGCTCCCATCCGTGCTGCTGCTCGCCGGGGCGGCTGGGCCATGCTTCACGACAACCGTGCTGAGTGATTCCTGGCTTCCTTTCATACCTCGACTCCTGTCCTGAAAGCCTTGACGGGCTTCGCTGGCTTGAACTGTTGGCCAGTAGCACAAACGTCCGCGGGGGGGGGGTGTTCGATTGAGCTGAGACTTGCCTTGCGAGTTCTTGGCTTCGTTCGCTGTCATTGTGGGCCAGGATAAACACCCGCTTCCGCTGGTGTGGCGCTCCACATTCAGACGCGCTGAATATGCCCCACGTCGTTCTGTAACCCATTCCTGCCAGGTCTTCAATGACGTCGG